CACCATCTATCGGCTCAAGTCCTAATCTTTCTCTGGCTTCATTCCTTGTAATAATTCCATTCGATACCCCTTGACTGACGTTCTCATACACCTTGCGTCTTTTTTCTGCCATTGCTGGAATAGCATCTATATCATACTTGATACTGATATCTCCGTCATACAATGGAGCTAACCATTCGTTCAAATCACTTTGCACTCGGTCTAGTAATGGGATAATAGTTTCTTCATACAAAGATAATCTGGCTTCAGCAACATTGGCATAAGTGGTATCTGATAAACCAACCAATTGAGCTGGTACGCCAAAGCATAATGCAATCTCTCTGGCTGACATATTCATCAATTCTAAGAAGTCCATGTCTTTTGGGTTTAATCCCATNTGCACATAATCAAAATCTCCCTCTAACAACATGGGTCTGCCTGAATTATTTACTGAAGAAAAACGGCTTTCTAAATCATTTAATACTGCTGCTCTTTGATCATCAGTTAATGTAGCTGACATTCCTGTTTCATCTTTAGGTTGGAACTTCAACATGGCAGAGGGTGTACAGCCGTTTCTAAGTAATGACACGTTATGCAATCCAGCCATATTGTGCTGGTCAATGTTGTATGCACCAGCCGACATAGGACTCAAGCCGTAAAAATCGTCTAATGGATTCCACAACTTAACATGCTTGATTTGAGATGCTCCAGTAAACTTATCCACAGGATATTCACTTATAATCTTATTATCTATTTTATAGCAATAATAATCTGGGATTAATGAGCTACTGGCTTTAATTTCTATTCTATCTGGGCGTAACAAATACAATTCTTTAGGTATGCCAAATTCTTTATCTCTTAACATGTATGAATTTCCAGATATCAATAGATAACTGATCATGCTGTGAAAAAACTCTACTTGCGACTGTAATGGGTTAGGTCTGTTTAATAATGATATGAGTTCGTGATTTTCTAGCTTATCTTCACCAGAATAAACATTGATGTGTACTGCTGATGCGTTGTTACTTATTAAATTGATTGAACGATAGGCGATACTATTCTGTTCATAACCATCTTTTGAGAAATCTTGATACTTCCTGTTTTTACCAGTATAGCTATTCAGTTTATTAATAATAACTTTTGGAGCTTCTTTCCTTTGGAACGGTTGTGCTTTCTTACCCTTAAACCTATCAAATAATCCCATTATATAATCCTCAACTGATTCTAAAAATTGCACGCCCAGAATTCTGAAGGCTACTTATCGCATAAACACATGCGTCAAGTCTGTCTGGACTTTTTACTGTGTACGGTGTAAATGAACACATCTGTTCTTCTAGCTCCTTAAAATATCCCACCATATGTGCTTTATCCTGTTCAAAAATGCTACTTACTGGCTCTGCTCGTAGAATCTTGCCACGCTTTGCGTGTACTCCTTTATAAGGAACATTAGCGTCTTGAACTCTTAACAATTTCTCAATCAAATCTCCACCTTGATTTGTTTCTGCCACAATAAAGTCTGCTTCCCATTTATAGTAACACTCTATGGCTGTCTTAATCCATGTGTCAGGACTAAAAATACCAGAATAATCGCCTAAAATATAGTAATGATTATCAACACCTCTACCAGCAACAACAATTCCTGTTTCATCTGAATCTCTTTTGCCTGAAATATTTTTGTTTGAAGTTACTGCTGGGTCGACTGCCACCACCACTCTTGTTAGTTCTGGAGTAAGTTCTACTCTGTTTTTTTCTATGTTTGTTGCATTAAATAATGCACCTTCTACATCTTGCAATATGTCTCCATAAAGCTCCTGACGCCCTAATCTCGTATTACTGTATCTGTCTTTCAGCATTTTTATAGTTGATGGAGCTAAGTTATCAGCGTTTTCAAAAGTATTTCCTTTAATAACTTTGGTGTCTGCTCTTACTACTAACTGCTTAATTAATTCTATGGGTCTGGGTGTTGTGGTGATAATACATTTAGGAGATTCACCTAATCTCAAAGCCATCATCAAGTTATCAAATGTTTCGGTGGCATATCGCCAACTTGCCAACTCATCACAATAGGCTCTATGAAAGTTGTTACCCCTTAATCTATCTGGCTCAATGGCTGGAAAGCCAATTATTTTACTACCATTGTAGAATTCTATTTGGTTGTCGGTCTTGTTATATCCTGAGTTTGCTAACAACTCTCGATCAATGATATTAAGAAAGCCTGATTCTCCCTGAAAGATTATCTTTTTTAAATCGGAATAAGTTGGAGCTACCACACCTACAATAGAGTTTGGGTTGAGTAAACAGTAGATGGTTGCGTCATAACTTAGTGTTAATGTCTTTCCGAATCCTCTTCCAGCAAGAAAAAGCTGAATATTGTAATCATCTTCATCTTTTATTAACTGCTTATCTCTGGCTATTGCATACCACTTAGTTAACAGTAGACTCGCTTTCTGTGTCTGTGAGTCTAGTTCGTTGTATTGCTTTTGCCAACTCTCTAAATTTGGCTTGGTTTTCAGTTCCATCAGTTACCTCTATAGTATTAACCTCTCTCCAATTAGCTTGAGTCTTGAGGTAGAATATTGCTGCACCCAAAGTATTTCTAGCTGATATATCTCCAGTTGCCATCTTATAAAGATTTTCAGCAACTCTACCAATACAGATAGCCTTACCAGAATCTAGTTCTTCTTTGTAATGTTTATACAAGGTTGTTCTGCTNATACCTAATACAGAAGCAATCTGAATATGAGTCAACCCCAGACCAGATAACTTTGCTACCATTTCTTTGTTTTCATTACTTTCAATCTTTGGCATATAATCCTTTTATAATGTTCAAATAAATATATCTTAATCTATTTAATCAATCAAAACAAACCAGCTTGTTTAATATCTTCTGCTTGTGGTTTAAATAAAACATCTACCAACCTATAGCTACCCTTGTAATTCGACTGAATCAGCTTCCCTGTTGGCTTCAATTGACTTAATTCATCTGCACTTATCACCATGTGCTTGTCTTTATGGCATAAGATTAAACCACCAGCTTTAATCGCCTTAGTTAATTCATAGTCTCTGATACTACAATACTTGCCTTGCCAAAGTTTCTTTACCATTTTCTTAATCATGTTTATCTCCATAAGTTTGCAAAATACTATATCCAATAAACCATGCTATCTGAGGCACGATCGCATTACCTAGTCCTTTGATTCTTCCGACTCTACCTTTGTCCAGTCCATAGGAAATCCCATCAGGAACTCCACAAAGTTCGGATTCAGTTTGCCACCAGTTTTCCTGTTCTGCTCTAGATTCACTTGTTTGACTAGTCCTTTCCTTCTGTTGTCTTTTGGATTCACTACTTTTGAATCGTCTACTGTCGGTGTCGGATAATTCTTTATGTCCGATAATCCATATTCGTTCTCGTCTGTGCCAAGCTCCGACAGTTGAAGCTGGAACAATAAATGTCCTTGTGTCGTAACCCTCAGTTTCCAAATCCTTGAGTACGGTATCGAGACCGAGTTCAATGTGTCCACTAACGTTTTCTCCAATAAACCAAGACGGTTGGCACTCTTTGACAAGCCTAAAAGTGTCTGTCCAGAGGTGTCTTGCATCTGATTCGCCTTTTCTTTTCCCAGCGACACTAAAAGGCTGACAGGGGTAGGAACAAGTGAGTATGTCAATTCTTCCAATTCCAGTTCTCTTTTTGATTGTTTCATATGTTAACTCCGTTAAGTCATTAAATATTGGTATGTTCGGAAAATTCTTCTTTAAAACTCTTTGAGGATATTTTTCTATTTCGCAAAAAGCTATGGTATTGATACCTAATTCACGAAAAGCCAAACCCCAACCACCTATCCCTGAACATAAGTCTAAATGATTCATAATTTATCCCTCATAGTTAAAAAAGTTTTTGTTGTATTTTAAAATTTTTAATTCTATCGTCTGCTATATCAAAATATTTTTTATCTATCTCTAAACCTACAAAATCTAATCCCAAATGATTACAAGCAATTCCAGTCGTTCCACTACCCATGAAAGGATCTATAACCAAACTATCCTTTGGTATTAAATTAATTATATTTAGCATAACCCCTATTGGCATTTGACAAGGGTGTTTTGATTTTTCTGCTGAAACATTTTTGACTTGTTGAAATTCCCACCAATCATATAAATCAGCTTGGTTACCATTTTTTATAAGTTCTTTTATTCTTTTGTCTTCTGTGTTTTTGTATGGTTGTTTACATTGTGAAAAATCTGGCTTAATGTTGTAAAAAGCAATATCCCTATGTTGTTTTGGTAAGTTTGAATTATAAACCCATGAGCATATTTTTTGTGGGCATATTCCACTATAGATAGAATACTTATGTAAAAATTCTGGATAATGAATTACAATATGTTGACTATCTAAAAATATTTCTGTCAACAATTCATAATATTTTTTTTCATCTAAATTATCTTTATATGTATTATAATTATAATTAATGTTAAAAGGCGGATCTGTAACAAACACAATATTTTTATCTGTTGAAAATTTTTTTAAAAATTTTATAGAATCCTCATTGTATATTTTAATCATAACTACTCCTGATAATTCATGTCTGGTATAAATATTCTTTTCGCATTACTCCAACGCATCTTACAAGCTCCTACATTTCCTTGCACATCCACTTCCCTTATCTTTGCAACTCTAATAAGTGTTGATTCATCTTCGTAATCTCTGGTAACAATAATTCCTACATCACATTTATTATTCCAATGACTACTACCACTTACATCATATAAGGAATTAACAACAAACTGTCCTTCAGCAGTTCTAGTTTGTTTGGTAGGGTGAGCCACCATCATAGTTATCATGTTATGTTTCCTGTTCCATCTTTTGATATCAGATATAAGAATAGAGATATGTTCGGTTTCATTAATGTTTGCTCTAGATGGGTTAATCTCGTTGTATGGGTCAGTAATCAAACAATCTATTCCAAACTCTTGTCTGCATATTTCAGCCTTTTCTAATATCCATTTTATGTCTGGGCTATCGTCTTTCTTATCAATAAAATAAAAATGCTCGTTAATAAAACTTAAAGCATGATTTAGTTCTTCTTCAGTTATTCTATTGTCAAACATTTTATCAAATGGTTTCTCACAATACTTTTCTACGAGTCTTGCCACATTTCGGCTAAGTTGACTCTCAGGTGAATAGATACAGAATTTAAAATTGTGCAGACGTGCAAGTTGTTGTGCTAAGTCAAAAGTGAAACTGGATTTACCTGAATTCGGTGTGCCAGTAATTAGCATAAAAGATGGTTTAATAATTTTTAGCAATGGGTCTAAGTTTTGAAACCCTGTTTCATATTGCTGTTGAGATTTGCCATCATACAAATCTTTAATATCTCTATATATATCTCGGCA